ATTAAGCTTGGCCCCAGGTAAATCGTCCCCATCCCGACATGGGTTATCCTCTATGCGATTCTGATGATCGCGTTAGATGCGTCTGCGGTTGGAAATTGAATTGTAAAAGTTCCGCTTGATACTGTTTTGTCACCACCGAATGCGATAACAGCGACAGCTTTATCAGATTGTGAAGAGTTATAAATTAAACAACCATTTGCTGTAAAAGATGCAGAAGTAAAACTTACATCAGAAAAATCACAAACAGCTGTAGATGAATCTAACACTGGAGTTACTGAAGTAAGTGTTGCGCCTCCAGCTGAATATCCTGTTCCAGACACTTCGTTTGAAGTTGAATAAGCAGTTGTTGATGCACCTAAAGTAGCTGAACTTGTAAATAAAGCTAATTTAAAAGTGTCACCAGTTGATGCGGTAAGGTCATGTGTCCCCACTAAAATTTCTTGCTTAAAGCTGTTACAAATTGCCGATGTAATTGCCATAAAACTCCTAACTGTTTGGCTGTTTTGATTGTAAAGGAATTCGCATAGTGCCGTCTGTGTAATCGTCTCTTCTACGTCTTCCAATTTGCTCTACAGCAAACTTTTCTACCTCTTGTTTATACTTATTTTCATACAATTGCAACATATCTTGTGGACCTTTTAAAAAACCATAAGTTTCCGCTAAACAACAGTATAATAAACCATTTGGAAAATTTAAACTAATATAATTAGATGTATTACTATCACTTAATGTATCAGGCATCTTATTAAAATGCACTCTAAATGAATAAGTTTGATCTGGAACTGGAGCTACCATCATTCTTCCTGAAGTCGTATCCGTATCTCCTGTAGCGCCCCCAAACATTGCATAATATTTAGGTTTACCTCTTTTAGCGGACTCAGTAGAGGGAATATATTCTTGTAAAAATGTAATATCTTTTTTCTCTAAATAAGTATTTGCACCTGTTGTAGCACTAGTAGAATCATAAACTTGAATAGCTCTGATAAACAAGGCTCCTGCAGGAGCGTTAATACTTTCTTGTCCTACAACTAAATTACCTGTTTGCTGTTTTCGATCTGAATCGACTGGAACATCGCGCATAATTCGATACTGTGAATTAAGTATAATATTTTCTAATTGTGAGTCTGATAAAACATTAGAATCTACTTCGGTGTAGTTTCTAATTTGTGACCTTAAATCTGATACGGTTAATCCTGCCATTATGGTGTTAACGTGACGGGTCCTGCTGTCACCGTCATTCCTCCTCCTTTTTCAGTTACGGTAGGAGTTGATCCTAACGTAAATGTATAATTATCGGTTCCTGTCACTGTTATACTAAATCCAGAAGAACTTTCAAATGCTGTAAAAGCTACTCCTCCAGGACTACCATCTACATTTCTAAAGACTACAGTATCAGATGATGATCTTCCGTGTGAGGGCTCTGTGACTGTAATCGTTGTTGATCCTGATGTAATATTAAAAGGATTACCTGGTAATAAATTTTGTGTTGCTGGCTCTGTTCGTGCAGGTCTTACAGTTCTTAAACCTTGCGGATCAGCTGTGTGTGGTTTTGGTTCTAGTTGTGGATGTTTAGCCTCAAACTCCGATATATGAACAAAAGATCCGTTCCATTCTCTAACCATTTCTTTGTATGGAAATTCTTGACCTGATCTATCCGATATAAATTTTGCGTATTTTCCTGAAGCAGTATTAGACATTTGGATAATAAGTTTTAGGGGTTATAAATGAACTTGAAGAAGAACCATCTTCTTCTAAAGCACGTTGTAATTCATCTTCGTATAACAATTTTAATTCTTGAGTTCTTTGTGGAGCGTGCTTAATAGACAAATAATAAGCCAGACCAGAAGACATGCAAGGAACAAATCGGTAAGGCACATCAGTAGCATTAGTATAATCACCCACATCTTGTATTCTTTTAACATAATAATAATTTATAAATTTTCCTGCTTCACTAGTTCCAGGAGTTAAATATAAAGTTATGGTAACTTTATCAATGAACCTTTGAACAAAATATTGAGTAGGTTGACCAGTATCTGTTTTATTAGATAAAGCTTGATAAGCTGATCTATTTATTTTTGTAAGCGGTGTATCTACATTTGATGCATTTCTAAAAGAAGCTTCTAAGACATCATCTACACCATAGACAGCTGTAGCATCAGAGGTTCCATCACCTGTAGATCTAAACATAGTATAAACTGCTTGATCAGCAACTAATGTAATTGAATTATTTGCAACTTCCCAGTAATGTAAACCACGGTTAGCCCACTCCTGAAACATAATGTTTAGAGATCGTCTGGCACTTTTTAACTGATAGCCAGATACTCCTGACATCCCAATTCTTTCGTAACCTTCTTCTATGATTTCATCAATAGAAAAATTCTTATCAAATACATGTGTTCCGGAAGTTGTGTTTGCCACTTAGACCTCCTACCCGTCAAAAAATACAGTCAAACCATCTACAACTTGAGTTGCTTGCATGTCAAGAAAAGCACCGTTTTTAAAACGAATACCATCCTGTGGAACAGTTGTATTAATATTATCAGTTCCGCTTGTTGTAACGATCGATAACAAAACATCTCCTGATTGTGATCCATCTTTAAACTCTAGTAATCCAGCGACTGCCACGTTTGCACCAAGCATTCCTCTAATTCTTGTAGCTCCTGCAAAAACAATTCCTTGACCTGTTGTAGTAGCAGTAAATCCTGCAGAGGTATTTGTTGCTACCGCTCCATCAGCTGCAATTTGAGTTACAGTTAAAAAAGCTGTTGATCCAGTCACCGTATTGTTGTTTGGTCCTGTAATGTCTTCTGTAGCAGCTGAACCACTTGCATCCGTCCCTGTAACTGTAAAAGTCACTCCAGAAATATTTCCAGTAGAAGTTAAAGTAACTGTGCTGGCCATATTAGAGCCATCGTTTACTGCGCTTCCAGTTAAGGTCATATTTCCAGCGCCACCTAAAGTTTGGGCTGCTGCAATTTTAGTTGTGCTTGCAGATTGTGGTTGAAAGGTTTTTGCCTTTACATCACCCATATATGCCATGTTCGTCTCCTTTTAATGGTGCTCCCGAAGGAGCACCTTAATTATTATTGATCAGCAAATGCTGGTGCAGTTGCAGATGTTACATTACCAAAAATTTGATAATTAGTTGAATCTTTTCCAACGATAGTAACTTCAAATCCAGCAGGAACATTTATTTGTATCTTACTGTTTGAGTTTCCATCAGAAAAAACTGAACTTATTTCATTATCTGAATCAAGGAATGTGACTCCACCGATGAAGAAATTTGTATTACCTGGAGTAACGATGATTGCATCAGTTGCATCAGCTGCTCCTCCTGCGTAAACAAATTTAAACACAGATCCAGCTATAGGTGCTGGAAGAGTATAAGTATTATCTTGAGTTCCATCTGGAACAAGTAAAACTCTACCACTGTGAGTAGCGTTATTTAACGTTTGATCTGCATCATCTAAACTTACTGGTGCTCCACCAAAAGTTACTACTTCTGTAATTGTACCAGTAGTAGCGTTTTTACTGACTGTTTTTACAGTAGACTCAGATCTAACCGGTCCACTAAAAGTTGTAGTTGCCATATTATTATCCTCCTATTTATATTAACATAGTCTCTAGGCCGTCGACTATACGCGTCCATGTTAATTTAATAATGTATAGTAAGATTTTTATATAGCAGAAAGGTCCCCTTAGCAAGTGTTTCCACTTTTTAAAAGACAAAATCCTAGTTAACTAGCGTAGATGTGATACTCTAGATCCTGCGGATTCTTCTTTGGTTGCTCTTGGTTTCTCAAAATCTGTCTAATTATTTTTTTGATTTGATCTCCTAGAGCTGACATCTCTGGTGTTACCATGCCGCCATTTTTAAGATACAATTCGTTCCATCTAGACTCGAAGTGGATCTTCCTCGCGAACAACACCATATTGTCTTGAGCCATTATTAACCTCCTCATAGGTTATATAGAATTCACTACGACCATTAAATCGTAGCCTGTTCGGCTCCCATTTTATAGTGTTTTTTCCTAGAAAGTCAACTATTTCTTTATGAACTTGTGGCATCGTAATCATCGAACTATCAGTCTCTAAAATAAATTCTGTTTGGTAATTTTTGGTAAATATTTTGATTTTATATTTTGAGGTCATTTTTCCTTTCTAGTTTTTAATTGGGGCCAGATTGTGTCTGGCCCCAAAAATCGTTAAAGATTATGCACCTTCAACACCGAAGATACCTCTAGGGTCAGAAACTCCAAAAGAGTATCTTTCTCTAGCTTTGTATCTTACGT